CCTGGGTTCTCGCTATCGAACTTGACGCAGGGATAGGGGCCTTTTATTTCGCGCAGCTTTGCCTGCATGCGCTCGTCGTCGTACGGGTGGAGTTGGCTCAGCCAGATCGAAGCCTTCTCGCCATCGGCGCAGTACTTGGCTTGACTCAGCCAGCCCCGCCACAGCGGCTCCATGCCGTCATCCTTGGCGTGGTTGACGTAGTGATCAAGCTGCAAGCAACCGTCGCCATCGCCCGTCTTAGCTAGTATGTGCTTGAACCGCACGATGGTGTTGGCCAGCATCTGCACGCCCGTCTTGGTGGCGTTGACTGGGCGCTGCCCAGGCAGGTTCATGCCCTGAGCGTATGGGGTTGGCGCTGTGTCTCCGAGCAGGTCGCGCAGCTTGGCGAAGAACTCCTGTGGGTTTACAGGAGCGTCGCCCTCAGCCAGCACCTCCACCGGGCGCGGCTCGCCGTACTTCTTCTTGAAGTTCTTGGTGCCAGGAACACGCAACACCCGTGCGGCGTCTGCCGTGACGGTGTTGTCGATGGCCAGTGACCGCTCCTTGCACAGACGCTTGAACGTCTCAGCAATCGGCTTCCACTCACCTACGGTCAAGGGCTTGTCGAACGCCCAGTAGCAGTGCAGACCACCGCCTGAAGCGATGATCCAGGGCTTGCCAAAGGCGTCGAGCCCGGTGTCTGCCAAGAACTTATCCAGTGCCTCCTGTGCTGCTTCCTTGCTGTCGTACCCATCCATGTCGATGAACAAGGACTTGATGTACTCAGCGTTGTCTGCGGTGCGACTGCCCTTATCGGCAAACGTCGCAAGCGCAAAGTAGATGTCCTGCTGACCCTCCAACCACTGAGATACGTACGGACGCATCTCAGCGATGTCTTCGATGAAGACGTGCTGTTTTCTCTTGGAGGAGAGTTCTGCCGCGCAGTAATACCCGTGACCGGGAGACGGCAGGACAGCCGCTAAGAACTCTAGCGGTTCCATAGGACTCCTCGGTTTATTCGCTGAAGGGCAGGGGTTGTTGCTTGGGGTTCAGCGAAGCAGCGGATCGTTCCTTCTCTCGGTCAGTTGTCTGGCGCTTGGCCAACTCTTGGGCTACCTCTGGCGGCAGTGCACCCATGACCATCGTCATGTAGACCTGACGCTCGAACTCATCGTCGCTCAGGCTTGAATATTGAATTCCTGACATGCTTTTCTCCACGCTTGTTCTTTGTCTTGGGCCTTCATCAGAATCTGAAGCAGGCGCTCAACGGTTGGTCGGTAGCCGTTAATCACGGTGGACTTGCCGGTGAACCAGTTGTACACCGTCTGGCGCGAAGCGCCAGTGATTTCGGAGACTTGGGACACAGGAAAATCCAGGTGAACCGCCCATCGGCCAAGCTGATTGCCTAGCGTCTTGGGCGCTGCCTTGACGGTATTAAGGGTTTTTACTGAGTAGGACATGTTGAATAAGGGGGCCGAAGCCCCCTGGAGTTGTTACTCATCATCCCAATCAGCCGCCAGCTTAGCCAAAGATGACTTGCCTGCGGCAGGGGGTTCATCCGACTTGCCCTTGCGAACGGTCGGCTCTACGGACTCGTCCTCTGCCTCCACCGCAGGCTCAGCCTTGGGCTTCTTGGTGGCCTTGGGCTTAGCGCCTTCCAGGGCCAGGGGAGCCGGTGCAGCCACATTGTCCGTCTTGGCCACGGTCATGGTGATGGCACGCTTGGCGTCATCGGTCTGACCCTGCTTGACCGCCACCTCGTACTCGCTCTCGTCGAGCCAACGCACGGGCTTGAAGAACAGCTTGGGCGCCTCAGCCTTGGTGTCGAACTGCATGCGGGTGACCATCATCTCAGGGCTTGCCTGATTGGCCACCACGTAGCGGGCGTAGGCTTGCAGGGGACGCTTGTCGCCTTCTTCCTTGCCGAAGATGGACGTGGCAGGCAGTTGAAGCTGCATCACGTCGCCTTCGAGGTTGTTGGCCAGGACTACCGCCAGACGCTGCGAGAAGCGGCAGGCGCGGGACTCGCCCATGCCGGAGCCCTTGACGTTCTGGGGGCAGTTGGCGCAACGATCCGACTGCTTGTTGGCGGCGTCGGGGCTAGGCGTCTCGCCATCGGCAGACCAGCAGTCAGGAGCCGCAGGCGTCTCACCGTCGTAGGATTTGGCGTAGAAGGTGCGCCCGATCTTGGGGGCGGCGTTGACAATCACGACATCGAGGTAGCGTTCGTCAATCGAAGCCACCTCCTTGCCGCCGACCAACAGGCGGAACACACCGCCCTTGATCGAGATGCGCTTGCCGCCACCACCGCCGCCACCAGCGAGGGACTTAGCGATGTCAGACAGTTCGCCTTTCTTGGCGAAGGCGGGAACATTGGAACCAGAAAAAAGAGCTACGTTGCTCATGTTGTTTCTCCTTAGCGGGGCTTGGTTACAGAAATGTCGAACTCAGCAAGGCTGCTGAGTCCAGGGGGATGCAGGTCGGGGTTCTCTTCCAAGAACGTCTGCATGTTGGTTTGCGCGATGCGCTTCTCCAAGAGGTCAACGGCGTCGTGTTCGACGACGAACTTCTTGAAGCTGTCCCAGTCTTGGGTGTAGAACCGGGACTTTTCCTTGAGCGTGATCGTTCCGAACTCAGTGCGGGCAGACTTGGTGCCGAGCGCCATCATCTGATCCTTCATGGCGTTCTTCACTTCCTGCTGCTGAGCCTTGATCGTCTCGATCTGCTTGTCGAGGTCTTGCATGGCAGCGCGCATCTTCACGTAGATGCGGGCTAGTTTGTCGAGTGGGATGGTGTTGTCTGTCATTTGCTTCTCCTGTTGTTGTGTCAAAGAGTATACATTGTCCAGTTCAGTCTACAACCCCCTTTCCTTGATTTCGCTGTTGAACAGGCTCACGAGCATGGCGTTGTCGTCCACCTTCTCCGTGAGCGCCTTGAACATCTTCTTCTCTACGGGCGAGCCCTCGATGTGAATGACGGTCACCTTGTCTGAGTTCTGCCCCTTGCGGTCAGCCCGTGCAATGCACTGGGTGTACTGCTCGACGCTCATCAGCGGCCCGTAAAAGATCACCGTGTCGGCAGCGGTCAGCGTGATGCCGTGCGCTGTAGCCTGCGGCTGCATGACCAGCACCCTTGGGGTGGGCTGCGTTTGGAAGCGCCTGATGATGTCGCCGCGCTTGGTGGCTGTCACGCCACCGTGAATCTGCTCGTTGGCGATCCCGTTCTTGTTGAGGAAATCGCTGATGGCGTCGATGGCTGCGCGGAACAGGGCGAAGATGATCACCTTCCGCTCTGTTTGTTCGAGTGCTTCCATCAACACATTCAGGCGCGGGGTGGCGTCGAACTCGACCGTCTCCTTGTTGTCGGTGTACGCGACACCGGAACTGATCTGGAGAAGTTTATTTAGCGCAGCGGCAGCGTTGACTGCCGTGATCGTCTCGCCTGCGGCCATGACCAGCATCTGGGTCTTGAGCAGGTTGTAGTACTTGGCCTGCTGCGGCGTGAGCGGCACCTCGCGGGTGGTCGTCAGTACAGGCGGCAGGTCTAGGCACTGGGCCTTGGTGTAGCGGATGGCGGGTTGCAGTGCAGCGTGCACCTTGTCGGCAGCATCGGCCTTGGGCGCCCACTTGAACATGGTGATCTTGTTCATCACCGAGTCGCGCCACGCCGTGTAGAACTTGGGCACGTTGGTCGGGTTGACGAGCTTGGCCAGTCCATACGCATCCACAGGACTCTGGGAAGCAGGTGTGCCGGTCATCATCCACAGGTACGTGTCGGGCGTAAGGACAGAGGCAAGTGCCTTCCACCGCTTGGTCTGCGGGTTCTTGTAGGCGTTGGCCTCGTCCACGATGATCAGGTCGAACCGGCCATCGTTCTTCACCTCGTTGGCAATCAGACCCAGACCTTCGTAATTGACGATCACGAACTCGTAGTTCTCTTGGATGAGTTCTATTCTTCTGGCTGCTTGCGGGTGGTGCGCCACCACCGCGCTGCGATGGATGACGCTGTTGCCCAAGTCCTGCATCCAGGCGCTGTGCATGATCGACAGCGGACACAGGATCAAGCAGCGTCGAACCTCACCGCGCTTCATCAGATAGTCTGCCGCCCAGAGTGCGCTTAAAGTTTTACCTGTTCCGGGTTCGGACAGGACAAAGGCGCGGCGGTTGAGCGTGAGGAAGGAAGCTGTCTCCTTCTGGTGGGCCATAGGCTTGAAGCGCCCAGGCCACTCATACCTCCCAAAGATCGGCGAGGGTACGTTCTTGACGCCCAGGTTCTTGAGCACCCGTACCTCATCCAGACCCCAGTAAACGGCTACGTCGTAGCCTCCACCAGGGCGCGGCAGCACCCTGCTCTTCGGGATTAGGGAATACCTATCCGGGCTGCGCGTCTTGAAGACGAGCAGCTTGTTGTCGATGACTTCCATGTTTCTCCTACTTGTTGTCTGATCGGTTGGCGCTCTTGCTTCGCATGCGCAAGTTGGCCTTAGTAGAGGTGCCGCCGCTGCGCATCGGCTTGATGTGGTCAACATCCTTGCCGTCACCCTTCTTGGCAGCGCCCGTCTTCTCCATCATGCGCCGCGCCTTGACGCGCTCAGCACGCTTCTTGATCTGCTCAGGTGTGCCCTGGTAGTTGTCGTATTCAGAGCGGTAGTTGCGGGACATGATCGACTCCTAGTGCTTGGGGTTTAGCGTGCAGGTGGTGACGGGGCACCAGCCGCACAGCGGTGATTGAGATGGGTTCCACACGTCGGTGGCGTGCGCTGTCTCCAGCTTGGCCACACGCTCCTTGTAGCGCCACCACGCTTCCTCGGCCTCACCGCGCAGCATGGCGTGGGTGGTCAGCGTCTCCTTAACCAGGAACACCAGCGCCGACTTGACCTGCCTGATATGGGGGAAGTGGGCGAAGACCATCAGCGACATGAGGATGAGTTGGTCCCGGTCGGGGTACTTGTTGCTACCTGTTTTCCAGTCAACCACCTTGGCGGTCAGGTTGTCGTCATTGATGATGAGCAGGTCGGCGATGCCGCGCACCCAACGATTTGAATCGTTGAAGCCGCAAGGCTGCAGGTCACGCGTGATGCCCATCTCGTGCTCAAACAGCTTGCGCCCAGGCTTCTTCATGATCTCATCCACCACCGGCTTGAACTGCGCGTACTTCTCAGGGATGGGCGTGCCGTCCTTGCCGTAGTCCTCGATGGCCTTGTGCACATCTTTTCCATAAATCGTATGTTGCGTTTCCTGAAACGGATACCGCTTTAATACTTTGACCTCGTGGTAGCGGCGAGCACACCCCTCGAAGTCCTTGAGGCTGCTGTGTGACCATGTAACTTTTGTCATTTGAACTTCGCTGATTGGATGGCCTTGGCGAGATGCATGGCGAAATCGTGCACGAACTTCTCGTTGCGATGCAACTGGTTGTCCATCTCGTAGAGGATGGCGTGCACCAGTTCGTGCCAGAAGGTTTCGCTCATCTGGATGTCGCTGTACTTGCGACCATCGACGTTGCTGGTCTGACCGATCTGGATGCGACCGGCTTCGTACCAGATGCGGCCACGTTCACGCGCACGCTGCATCGACTGGATGATGTCCACCGAATACATCTTGTCGCCGACTTTGATGCGGCGCGGTATTGGTGGGGCTTGTTTGCTTGTCATCGTTTCTCCTTTGTTGTTGGTTAACCCTTGGCTAGTCCGTAGCGCCTGTTGTAGCCCACATCAGTCTTGAGTGGGATGCCGGGGAGGTACGGCACAGGCGCGACCATCTGCGCGAAGACCCAAGTCTTCGCGTCCTCCGCCTCTTCTTCAGGCACCACGGCAATCAGTTCGTCATGCACCGTGCCTACCAAAGGGTACTTCTTCGCAACCCTTAGCATTCCATCGGTCATCACGCACCGCGCCGTGCCCTGGACAATGTTGTTGGTGACCTTGCCGCCGTACAAACTGACGCGCTTGTTGCCGTCAGCGTAGGTCCACACGACCTTGCCGCCATCGCCCTTGTCCGGGCGGAGATCAGGATACCGCATCGCCATACCGCTTGGCAAGATGATTTGCTCCTTGCGGAAGGTGATGCACTTGTGCGTGTACTCCTTGCCCTTGTACAGGCTGTACTCGATAAGTTCCTGGCACAGGTTCCAGAAC